AAGGAGGATACAAAGTTCAAGCTAGTTTCGTTGCCTCCTGAAGAGATTGTCGGCGCAACGCAAATCTGGGTCTTCAATGCGAAATATTCCGCGTTGGGTGTTTATAACACGGCGAACGGGGATACCTTGACTGTCAAGGGAACCACGATCCAAGCCTTTGACCCAGAGAATTCTATCGGCAAGAAAGTCAAGAAGCCCGATGAGGTTCTGCCCAAGTTGATGAAGGGCGGCAAGATCATTCTGCGGAAGCTGATGGATGAAATCGATACGAAGCCGGGGCAACTGACTGGCCGAGTGAACAAAGATACCTTGATTGTGAGGGTTGTGAAATGATCGATGTTCTAGCAGGTTGCTTTATTGTTATCGGATTGATTGCGCCATGGGAAATAGGTATAGCCATTATTGACGGCGCCCTAGCTTTGATGTGGGGAGTTTGATATGTCTTGCAATAGCGAATATTATGCCTTTCTCCGCCGACTGAGAAATAGCGGTGTGACCAATATGTGGGGATCGCCGCCGTTTCTGGTCGAGGAATTCGGTATCACACTCAAGGAAGCGGGAAATGTTTTCATTTCTTGGATCAATACGCCGGAGGAACATTAGATGCCTTTAATTTATGGTGCGCTTTTCATTTTTGACGTGGCCATTTGGTCCAACGTTTTTTATCAGGCGGTGAAATAATGGCTTGGGCATTTTGCTATGATTGTGATGGTGCAACATGTAATGGCGTCGAGGCACCGAATTTAGGTGATGCCATCATAGGATATCAAATCTGTCCCCACGGCGAAGAAATTGAATTGGACGAAGTCGTCCGCCGGATCATTATCGAGGAATTCGAGGAATATATGGCCGAAGTCAGAGAAAGACTGAACGCTAAATAAGTCATAGACAACCGAAAGGTGAATTATGACCGACAATGTAGTACCGTTTCCCAAACAGACACCGAAGAGAGCGGCAAGGGCACTGCCAGAAGAAACCAAAGAAACACTTGATAAGAACAAAGCTATATATTTGGACAGTGCGGCTAATCAAATCTCAGTGGCCCTGTTGAATTCATTAGCAGTATGTGGCATCGATATATTCGATCCAGAATTCGGCAAAGATTTCAATGTAACCACAGAATTCATTCGATCCACGATGTATAGGAATTGCCATATAATCCATCCTCTCCAAGATTTAATGTCCGACATAACAGAAAATCGAGCCATTTACTTTGGTGAGGAAGATGAGGTGGCAGAATTTCTCACATACGAAGATATAGATAACGATCCCGACTTTTTTTAGTTGACATTACTCTCGGAATGATGTATAATTAGATATAATGAAAACAGAATGGTGAATTGGTGTGATATTAATTGATATGAACCAAGTGACGATCTCCAACATCTTCATGCAAATGAGATTCGGCGGCGATAAATCACTGGACGAAGGTTTGACCAGACATATGGTCCTGAACGGACTTCGGTCATATAAGCGCAAGTTTGGCGAGAAATATGGCGAAATGGTTATCTGTTCGGATGACCGTCATTACTGGCGAAAAGAGATATTCCCATACTACAAACAGGGGCGCAAGTCTAGTCAGGAAACCAGTTCAATCGACTGGCAGGAACTGTACCGAATTCTCAATCTCCTCAAAGAGGAGATTCGAGAATATATGCCCTGGAAAATGATTCAGGTGGAGCATGCCGAGGCAGATGATGTCATTGCAACCTTGTGCCACGAATTTGGCATTGAATTCGGTGGCGGCGAGAGAATTTTGATTCTCAGTTCCGACAAAGATTTCAAGCAACTCCAGAAATTTAGCAACGTGGATCAATATTCTCCTATCCAGAAAAAGTGGATTAAGGAGAATAATCCCGTCCGATATCTCAAAGAGCATATCATGGAGGGGGACAAAGGCGACGGCATTCCCAATTTTCTGAGCGACGATAATTGCCTTGTTGGAGACGGCATTAAAAAAACGTTGGGCCAAAAGAAAATTGGCGGCTGGATCAACCAAGCGCCAGAAGATTTCTGCACCGAATCGATGCTCCGAGGATGGAGACGGAACGAGGCTCTGATCGATCTTAGCCTAGTGCCCGGTACTGTGAGTGTGGAAGTCATGCGGCAATACAACGCGGAATTACCAAAGCGTGGTGACCTATTTGAGTATTTTATGAAAAACAAACTGAAAAATCTTATGTCCGATATTGGAGAGTTTCAATGAAACCGTTAATCGCAGGAATTGTGAAAGAGTTGAAGGCCGCAAGGTCTCAGAAAAGAAAAATCGAAATCCTACAGGCGAATGATCATCCCACGTTTAGGGAATTTTGCGCTTATTGGGTTAATCCGCATATCAAGTGGTTGGTCCCAGAGGGTGATCCGCCGTATCGACCAACTGAGCCGCATGATGCCGAGGAAGTTCTGTGGGGTCAGGTCCGAAAACTATATGTGTTTGTTGAAGGCGGCGCACCGAATCTTAATCCGAAACGCCGGGAGAAGATGTTTATCGACACCCTCGAAATGGTCCATCCCGACGATGCCAAAATGCTGCTTCAATTGAAAGACGGAAAATTGAAGGGGCTGAACGAAGGTATAGTCCGCGAAGCCTTCCCTGGTTTTCTAACCTACTAGAAGGACGTCATGGCAAATCGAGAATATGACGATGAATGGGGCAGCACCAAACTCCCCAAACATATCAAAAAGCCTGCCCGACAAACCAAACAGGAATTGATGGATTGGGTAGAGCATTTAGACAGCGATGACGGGGACGATGATGACGGCATTCATAATCGGAAATGGTAAAAGTCGAGAAGGGTTCGACCTCCGTTTCCTGAAGCCATTCGGTGTGACATATGGATGCAATCTCCTATTCACCGAATATGAAGATTTTGTGGTGCCAGATTTCACGGTATCCATAGAAGACTACAGACGGGTGCAGATTCGAGAAGCTGGATTTCCAGAAGATCGATGCGTTTTCCCGCCTGCGTGGGAATGCTACGAAGATGCGGGATACCGTGGACCCTCAAAGGTCAGATCGAATGCGGGAATGAATGCATGTAAGGCTGCAATTGAGGCAGATCATACAACTCTATATCTTCTCGGTATGGATTTCATGCTCTTGGGCAATCGAAGCATCACCAATATGTTTGACGGTAAGAAAAAAGTCAGAACCACATTTAAGGACTCGATGGCAAGGACAGCATATTTTGACTGGTTCGCCAAGGAACACCCCGAAATCAAATTCCGATTTGTTTTTGATACGGTGGGAGAGGGATTCCATACATTAACCTCTCCTAATGTCGATGGTATATTTTATGGAAAATTGATAGGAGAACTGGAAGATAGTGTTTGACGATATAAGTCTGGCGCCGAAGGCAAAAACGGCCGTATTTATAGGATACGATCCATTAGAAGATGCCGCTGCAAAAATGTTAGTCCATTCTATTCGAAGTAGAACAACTAAACCCATAAAAATCTTCCCGATAATCAGGGATCAATTGCTGGCTTATGACATATTCAATAGGCCGCTTGATCCTAGAGGAAGCACCCAATTTTCATTGACGAGATTTATGGTTCCACATTTGATGGGCCATAACGGAATGGGCATATTCCTCGATTGTGATATGCTCATTACCCGGGACATTCAGGAAATGTTCTCTCTTGCCAAAAACAAGAAATATGCCATTCATGTTCCCAAACACGATTATTCGCCCGGGCAAGGAACTAAAATGGGCGGCATTGAACAAACATATTATCCGCGGAAACAATGGTCCGCGGTGACAATATATAATTGTGACCACAAATTAACCAAACAACTGACAACCGAAATTGTTGAAAGAGCTACTACCAAATTTTTACATAGATTTGAATGGTGTCCAAATGAAGCCATCGGCTCGCTACCATTGGAATATAATTTCCTCGTAGGTGAGCAAGAAATGCCAGAGACATTACCATTCAATATTCACCATACCCTGGGCGCACCAATATTTGCGGAGTGCCAGAATGTTGATTATGCGGATTATTGGAAGAGTGAATTTGAGGCAACTTTTGGGAGGAAGTTCTCAGCCGAGGATATTATAAATTGAGTATTACAGATAGAATTGACAACATTACGAGAATCAAACCTGAATATCTAACGACGGCACCACCCGCTCCTGAAAGTGTCAAGATTGAAATTACTGGACGATGCAATTTCAGGTGTTATTTCTGTGCCCATTTTCAACGACTCCGTAAGACTGGTGAAATGGATAAGGAAATGTTTTACCGTGTGGTTAAGGAAATGCGAGAAGCTGGCGTAAAGGAGCTTGGCGTTTTCTACCTTGGTGAGAGCTTCCTGTGCGACTGGTTGCCCGAAGCTATCAGATATGCAAAAGAGGATTGTGGCTATCCATACGTCTTCCTAACGACGAATGGATCACTCTCCACGCCAGAAAAAGTCAAGGCGGTTATGGAAGCTGGCTTGGATTCGTTGAAGTTCTCATTGAACTATGCCGACGAGGATCAGTTTGTGGAGATTGCCCGGGTGAAGCCGTCGCTGTTTCCATTGATCGCTAAACACGTTAAAGCCGCACATGAGGTCCGAGAAGAACATGGATATAAATGCAGCCTTTCCGCTTCGTTCATTGAATACACGGGAGATCAAGCAGATAAAATTGAGGCTTATTTGCAAGAAATTGAACCTTACGTCGATCAGCTATATGGACTACCGCTATACAACCAAGCGGCCCTTATCGAAAACGACGAATGGAAATTCGTTCAGGGCAATCGCGGACGACTGGACGCGCTCCGTGACCCCCTTCCGTGCTGGAGTATCTTCACAGAGGGGCATATTAGCTTTGACGGACGTTTGAGTGCCTGTTGTTTCGACCACGATACGCGGTTCGATATGGGCAACCTAAATACGATGTCCTTTATGGATGCGTGGCATTCTAAGGAGTTTCAAGAGCTCCGAGCCAAACATCTGGAGAAAGATGTCACTGGAACTATTTGTGAGGAATGCGTAATTTATGATTGACATTGCCTTAGGAATTTGCTATACTGATTATAGTGAAGAGATGAGCGGGAGTTCGTACCATGACCTGGACGTAACAAGCTATGACGTATTAACATTAGACAAAGACTATATATAAAGAGTTTGGGTGACAGGTACCCTTAGGAAAAGAAGGCGACCCACGGATTAAAGCCAGGAGATAGACATAACCGCGAATGCGGCCGTCATAGACCTCATGTGCCGTGGGGTAGAAACCTCAGGATTTCTGCCTACGATAGAGATGATGCGAAACAATCGTTATTTCTATATGGAGAAAGAAAATAGTATTAACTATTTTCTACACTACGAAAAATGCAGGGGGACAGCGCATCCTCCTGCATTTTTTTGTCTTTTTTCCGAAAATAACGGTTGACATTACCCTCATAATATCGTAATATGATTATAGTGAGAAGAACGAGAGAATAGAGAGATTTTGAAAATGATGACCGCAACTAGCAATATGAAGAACACCGACCTGACCGCCGACATGATTGTTGATTTCCTCGCCAAGGGCAGGAAGATCACCAAGTGTCCGACACAGCCCGTCGATCCCGATACCCTGTATAACAAGGGGTTCATGGGGCGGCAGAGCATTGCCCATCGCGGACGGAAAGCTGCCGGCTTGCGCTCCAGGGGCTATGCCAAAGCCGGTTCCGGTTCCTAAAAAAACTTCAAATAATGTCATTTAGTGGTTGACATTACCATCATAATATCGTATTATGATTATAGTGAGAAAACAAAGAGAGAAAAGAGAGACCGAAATGAATAGCGCCACAAGCAAAAATACCGCGATGACCGATGCCATGATTGATGCGTACCTCGCCAACGGCGGCAAGATTACCAAAGTCGCCACGCCGAAGCGCGACAAAAGCGCCGAGTACAACCGCGGCGTCACCGCGAAGTAGAGAGAAAAAATCATGATCACCGAAATCCAAGATTATTACGGCGATGTGTCGAAAGTCACAACCGAGCCCGGCAACTCCGTTCGGATCGAAACTGAGTCTCAGGGCAAGTTCTGGGACGTTTCGTTTGTGATGGGCGGGGAAGCCGTCTATGACAGCTACAATCTGGTTTATACCGGGACCATCGTGAAAATCACCAACAAGACGGTGACCGTCGCTCCCAAGTGGGGCGAGAAGAATACTCGGATGTCCCTGGCCAAGTTTGCGCGGAAGAACTATCGGTTTGATGCCGAGAAAATCGCCGCACGGAATGCCGAAACGATGATGGCGATTTAGGAGAATATTATGGTCGAAATGTATGGTGTGCGATCCAGAAAGAATGGACGAATGTTTTATGGGGGGGGGAGACATTTTCAACAACCTCAGTCCAGAGTATCTGTATGATTCATATGAGGCGGCCGAGGAGTTGGTCAAATGGATGCGATCTTGGATGAAGGGCACATGGACGCCGCCCTGGATAACTGCGTGGTCTATGGGAAAGGACGACGAATTCGAAATCGTGACATATAGGGTCGAAATTCTGGAAACCCATTCTGTAACTGTTTAGGAGAATAAAACATGAATAGGTTGACAAAAAATGCGGTACTGGCTGGTTGTCTTGTCGGCGCCATTGTCGTGGCTATTTTTGCTGGTAGGGCAATCTTTGAACGCGGCGGCCTAAATGCATGGGACCGAATGTCCTCTTTAGGCAAACAAACCATGGCGTCCGAAGGTTTCACTGTGGAAGCATCCTCATTCAATCTGCGCGGATATGCATTCACAAGCCCCGATGGCCAGCGATGCATTTTTGTTGCTGGCACCGAAAAGGGCGGGCTGTCTTGTGAATGGACCGCTGTAGTTGTGACGCCTGAAGGAAAAGAATAATGAAACTTGAACAAATTGGCTTCTATACCCTCGAGGACGAGCGGGCGAAGCATGTCAACAAGCACACGCCGCTTTGGCGTTGTGAGTTGATTCTCACCGACAAATGCAATTTCCGATGCCCGTATTGCCGCGGTATCACCGAAGAGCATAAGGGCACCATGGCTTTTGAACAAGCTAAGGCGGTCGTAAAGCTATGGGCTGATCAGGGATTGAAGAATATTCGATTCTCTGGTGGTGAACCCGCATATTGGAAGGGCCTTCTGGACTTGGTGAAGTTTACCAAGGAAGCTGGCGTGGAACGAATTGCGATTTCCACCAATGGGTCTGCCGAGCTAGACTTCTACAAAGAACTGGCTGAGGCTGGTATCAACGATTTCTCCATCAGCCTTGATGCATGTTGCGCCGAAACTGGCGACAAAATGGCAGGCAACAAGAACGGTGTGTGGCAGAAGGTTGTTGACAATATCAGAGAATTGTCAAAGGTGACCTATGTGACGGTCGGTGTTGTTCTGACCGAAGAGAACATTGAGGAATTCAATGAGACCGTGGAATTCGCGGCGAATGATCTGCGGGTATCCGATATCCGCGTTATCTCGTCCTCTCAGTGGAACAAGCCGCTGATTCAAGGTTTGGGTATCTCTGAGGACATCTTGTCGAGATATCCCATCCTGAAATATCGGGTTCAGAATATCGAACAGAATCGCCATGTCCGTGGTATCACCGAGACTGACAATCACCAATGTCCTCTGGCATTGGACGACATGGCCGTACTGAATGGTTTCCATTTTCCCTGCATCATTTACATGCGAGAACTGGGCGCACCGATTGGTCGATTGGGTGCCGATGTTCGGGACGTGCGGGAACAATGGGTGAAAACTCACAATACCTTTCAGGACAAGATTTGCCGCGCGAATTGCCTTGATGTTTGCGTCGATTACAACAATCGGGTACGGAAATACCAGGAGGAAGTAGCATGACCACGAAATATGCCGCCCAACGAATTGATGACGGTCGTTATATTATGGTAGGTGGAGGTACATGGGTCGATGATCTGGGACCTTTATGTTTGTTCCGTACTGAATATGATGCAGGAAGATCAGCGAGGGTTTGGCTT